CGATTGATGGAAATGGGCTACAGCGGATTACAGGCCGCCGGTGTGATTAAAACACCAGCCGCACAAACTGTGTCGGTTGCGAGAGGTACAGTATACACCGGGGGAGCCGAACCTCTTACCGCAGCAACTTCAACTTTGACCAACGGAGTCAATAATCAGATCGGCAGTCTGGTAGCCAATGCCAGCCGATTTGGAACACAGCTTACAGCACAATGGGCACAGGGACTTCCATCGTTGACCAGTCTGACCTCCAACCTTACCAGCATCAATGGCATAGGATCTTTGTCTAATCTTTCGGCATTTCCTAATCTAGGATCCTTGACCTCGGGTCTGACTCCAAATCTCCCCTCGGTACAAACACTGATGAACAGTCTGGGCAAAGCATCGCAGTTTGCTACATCAGCGGCCAGCCAGTTGACCAGTGGACTTGGCAATCTTAACCTTGGCAGTCTGACCGGCAACTTGCCTAGCTTATCGTCCATAACCGGGGCCATACAAGGAAAAGTTGGAGCATTGGCTGGACAACTGCAAGGACAAGCTGGAGCACTAGCTGGACAACTGCAAGGACAAGCTAGTGCGTTGGCATCGAATTTCAGTGCGCTGGTTGCTACTGGAGATAAACTGGTAGCATCCGTAGAAAAAGGCGCAGGATTCAGTAACACAGTCAATCGTGCCACAGTAGATGTGGCTATGGTCAAGATATTTGGCAGCAACAAGGTTCCTGTGCCCAGCCTGGGTCCTGCTGGGCCTGATTCTGCATCGCTTGGTGCCGCACTGGACATAGCCAAAGCACAATCTGTGTTAAAGGATCTACAAGGTGCAGGCAGCAGATTACTGGGCGGCGTGCAGAATGCTCTAGGCTCAAGCCTGGGCGGAATCACATCGCAAGTGACCAATACTGCTCGATCTGCCACTACGGTGTTCAATCCAGGCGCCGGTATCTCAGTCTAGCGAGTAAATAACGTATGCCTACATTCATCGGATTCAGCACCATAGATCAAAACAAAAAGTTCACAGCCGTGGACTTTGAGCTGATCAAAATCGATCTGCTCAACGCATTCAACATACGTCAGGGAGAGTTGCCCGGACGTCCAGGTTATGGAACCGTGATCTGGAACTATTTGTTTGAAAATCAGACTCAAGAAACACAGGCTGCGCTGTTGCAAGAAATCCAGCGGGTATGTGCCGGAGATCCCAGAGTCTACATCAGTGGCATACAGATATTTCCCCAGGAAAATGGCATATTATTACAACTAGGCGTGGCCGTGGTTCCCAGCACCGCCGCACAACAACTCAGTATATTTTTTGATCAACAACAACGCTCAGCCACGTATGTTTAACTACCCAGTTTATAATCAAACTAAATATAGAAACTGGGAACATATATGGCTACTACATCAAGACAAACTGCGATATTCGGGGTAGAAGACTGGAAAAGAATCTACCAGACCTACCAAGAAGCCAACTTTCAAAGCTATGACTTTGAGACCCTGCGCAAGAGTTTTGTAGACTATCTGCGTATATACTACCCTGAAACATTCAATGACTACATTGAATCATCAGAATTCATTGCCTTGCTGGATGTCATGGCATTCATGGGTCAGGCTCTGGCCTTCCGCACAGACTTAAACACACGCGAAAACTATCTTGACACAGCTGAACGCAGAGATTCAGTGGTGCGTTTGGCCAATCTGGTCAGTTATTCCCCAAAACGCAACACACAGGCATCAGGGTACCTCAAGGTTTTTAGTGTCACTACCACAGAAAACGTCACAGACTATAACGGCATTAATCTTGCCAACATCACAGTGAACTGGGCAGATCCTACCAATCTTGACTGGCAAGAACAGTTTACTACCATACTCAATGCTGCATTGGTCAACACTCAAAAGTTTGGCAATCCTGCCAACCGTCAGACCATACTGGGCGTGGACACACAAGAATACACCATAAATCTGGTGCCCGGATTCCTGCCAGTGATTCCTTACACAGCCACCATAGACACAGTAAACATGCCATTTGAAGTGTGTAACGCTACTTCGGCTGGTGCAAACTTTGTGTACGAACCTCCCCCATTGCCCAACGGACAGTTCAATGTGTTGTTCCGCAATGATCAGCAGGGATTCCTCAGCGACAACACGGGCTTTTTCTTCCTGTTCAAACAAGGTGTACTACAAAATCAAGATTTTAACTTGGTCGAGCGTATAGACAATCGAGCAGTGTCTGTCAATATCGAAGGTATCAACAACACCGATGTGTGGTTGTATCAGTTAGATGACGTGGGCCAAGTTTCATTGTATTGGGAAAAAGTGCAGAGCGTGTATGCAGCCGCGGTGGAACAACTGGAGCCCGGTACAAGAAATATTTACAGCGTGAGCAGTCGCACCAATGACCAGATCACTTTGAACTTTGGCGATGGAATCTTTTCAACCATACCAGTAGGCACATTCAGAACCTATGTGCGTGCATCCAATGGATTGACCTACATTATCAATCCTGTTGAAATGCAGAGTGTGAGCGTGCCTATCAGTTATGTAAGCCGCACTGGACAGATCGAAACCATTACCTTTACCTGTGGGATCACAGAACCTGTGACTAATGCGCAGGCACGTGAGAGCATTCCAGAAATCAAACAACGAGCTCCGGCACAATACTACACACAAAATCGCATGGTCAATGGCGAGGACTACAACAACTTTCCTTACACACAATACAACAGCATTCTCAAGAGCACGGCTATAAATCGCGCCAGCATCGGAACCAGTCGTTATCTGGATTTAGTGGACAACACTGGCAAATATTCCAGCACTGACATTTTTGCCAGCGACGGCGCTTTGTATGAAAGCGATGACCTTTATTCATTCCAGTTTACCTGGCTCACAGCCAATGACATATCAGACGCTGTGATCAATCAGATTACTCCTTTGGCTCTACGTGACGGCCTGCAACAATTTTATTATGCCAACTTCCCCAGACCAAATCTAGCGGTGCTGGACTACACTTGGATACAGAGCACCAGTCTTGCCAATGAAACCACAGGTTATTTTGAAAATGACCAAGGCAATCCAGCAGCCATTGGTCCCTTTGCCAGCAACAACGGTAGATACATCACCGAAGGTAGTCTGGTCAAGTTTGCAGCACCCACAGGTGAATACTTTGATGCCAACAATCGATTGGTAATAGGTGTACCCACAAACCCTGTCGAGAAAACCACAATCTGGGCTAGTCCGACTGCGGTGTATCAGGCAGGAACATCCGAAGGATTTGGAAATCTTCCTTCGGGCGAAGGTCCAGTGGTGTTTAATAACTATGTTCCAACTCGTGCCATTCCTCAACAGGTAATCCCAGTATTTGCCACAGACATACCTGTGACCGTGCAACAAAGTATAGTGGCACAGATAGCTCTCAACCAAAACTTTGGTCTTGGTTATAACAATCTCACTAATACTTGGTATGTGATCACATCAGGCAATCTAGCAGTCAATGCCGATTTTAGTCTTACTAATGCTCAAAACACCACAGGTACCAACAGTGATGCTTCTTGGCTGATACAGGCCACATTTGATGGTGCCACATACACCGTGGTTTCACGCAGTCTTGAATATTACTTTGGCAGCGTATTGCAGACTCGATTCTTTTTCTACACCAGTGATCCTATCTATGACAGCAGATCCGGCACGGTGATACGTGATTATGTCAATGTGCTCAAGGTTAACAGCCAACCAGATTCGCCGGCGCCCATGGGATCAGACAATCTGTTGACCATTATAGATCAGCCAGTGTTGCCCGATGGACTAGTAGACGACTTCCAGGTCTTGGTGAGTTTTGCCCGTGCCGGAGATCTCACACCAGTGAACCCAGATTTCTTCAACGACATCGTGGCACCGTCAGTGGATTCCAATGAAAAACTGGTGTTTTTCCAAAATACCGTGGACTTTGATAACCTACAACGTTTTCTTTTAATCAGATCCGGCCAGGTCAATAGCCAGTATCCTACTCTGACAGCCATACAAGCAGTACAATCACAGTATGTGGTGGGCCAGGTATTCTACGCTTATCAACAAGAAATATTTTATATTTTGGAACTAGACACTCTGGGTAATCCTGTATTGGTAGTGACCAACGATTATCAAGCCAAGATAGGTCGTCAGAATCTCTACTTCCAATACAGACACAACAGTCCATTGACCAGCAGGATCGATCCTGGATCTACCAACATCATTGATGTGTATATTGTGACCAACTCTTACCACACTGCCTATCTCAACTGGTTACAAGACGTCACTGGAGTGGTAACCGAACCTGCTCCACCAACCATTGATGAGCTGACCACAGCCTATCAGGGTTTGCAAAACTTCAAAATGATATCCGACAACATGATTTTGAACAGTGTAGACTTCCAGCCATTGTTTGGACAAAAAGCCGATCCGGCACTACGAGCCACTATCAAGGTCATACGTGCTTCCAACAGCACCGCCAGTATCAGTGCCATCAAGAACCTGGTGATAGCCAACATGAACGCTTATTTTGATCTGGCCAACTGGGATTTTGGTGACACATTCTATTTCAGTGAGATGGCGGCCTACATACATCAAAACATCGGAGACGTAGTGAGTTCTGTGGTGTTGGTTCCTTTGGCACAAGGACAGACCTTTGGAGATCTTTATGAAATCAGATCTGCTCCTAATCAGATATTTGTCAACGGAGCGACAGTGAATGATGTAGAGGTCATTACGGCTTTGACCAGCACCAATCTGCGCAGTCAAAGTCCTACTAATGCGCTCAATGTGTTATTGACACAGGCCGGCACTAGCACCATAGGCACATCTGGCACAGCCAGTGGAGGAACTCAGTAGTGCGACAAGTACGTAGCGTTGAATTTCTACCGGAAATATTCCAGACGCCCATCAATGATCAGTTTTTAACGGCTACACTGGATCAGTTGATCCAAAATCCTCGATATCAGCAGACTCAAGGATTCATAGGTCGGCGCATCGGCCCTGGTGTCAACGCCAATGATCGGTATGTGGTAGAACCTACCAAGTCTCGCACTGACTATCAGCTAGAACCAGGAGTGGTGCAGGTCAATCCTGAAGATACCAGCCAGGTTGTGGATGCCATCACTTATCCCGGCATCAACGATGCCATGCAACTGCAAGGAGCCTATGTCAACGATGCCGAAAGACTGTACACCAGCGATTACTATACCTGGGATCCTTTTGTTGATCTAGACAAGTTTGTAAACTATGCACAGTACTATTGGTTACCAGGAGGTCCATTGGCTGTGGATGTGTTTTCAACCACAGTACCACTCACAGACAACTTCGTAGTAACCAGAGCCAACGGAGTCTATACTTTCTCTGGCGTTGAAGGAGAAAATCCAGAGATAACTCTGGTGCGCGGCGGAACCTATCAGTTCACTGTGGCGCAAAACGACAAAGAAACTGAAACCTTCCGGGTGACCAACAATGACACCAGCAGCTGGAACATTGATTATTCGCCTAACCCCACACTGACTCTGGTGCGAGGCAACACCTATGTGTTCAATCTTGAACAGTCTTTCCCTTGGGCATTTTATATCAAAACCGCACTGAGCTTTGGAACCACGGATGTGTATTCACAGGGTGTGTTCAACAATGGTGCCGGTGCAGGCCTTGTGACTTTCACAGTGCCCCAAGATGCTCCGGATACGCTGTATTATTGCAATGACGTTGAGTTTAATCTTCGCGGCCAGATCAATGTGATCGATGCTCAGAGCGGAACCGGTCCGGGTTTCTGGATACAGGCTGACCCTGGAGTGAGTGGCAAGATGATTGCTACTCCTAACATCAGCAGCCGTGACGTGCTGGGTGTGACCAATAATGGTGAAGATCTAGGCACAGTGACCTTTAATGTTCCGTTGGCCACAGCACAAGATTTTTACTACAACATGGAGAAGTTTGAAACTCCAGTAAACTTAATTTGCAATCTACAGTTTGATCAGATCAATGGTATTTCTGTGTCTGAGTTTTTGTCTCAATTCCCAGATGGTATAGATGGTATCACTAATATCAATGGGCGTACACTGATTTTTACAGAACCCAATCCAGATCCAGAACAGGGCGGCTGGTTGATCAACAGTCCGTTTGATCCTTTGGCACAAAACCCCGACAATGACGGCTTGCCTGGATCCTTTGATAGTTTGCCTTATAGTCAGACCACCCCTATTACCGATGTTGACGTACAACGCAGCGTGTGGCTTGTTACCTATCAGGGTGACCCGGCCACTGGACAGTTTATCACTCTTTCTACCGTGGCTCCTGTGCCCGAACTCAATAAGTTCACTGTCAACTTTGGCACAACTTATTCCAGCACCACATGGTTCAAAAACAGCGATGGATATTTTGAAGAATTTCCTTTGCTGACCGCAGGCCTCAATCGTTTGTGGTATCAAGATGGAACCGATCCAGAGATCTTTGGAAGATTCAATCTCATTCCTGGATCTGACAGTGAAATTTTAGATATAAATCAGATCATAGGCGCACAAAACTACGTCAGTCCCAACGGCGTGATATTCAGCAATGGCATGAAAGTGGTGTTCCGAGGCGAAGTGACTCCGTCCAGTTATGCCAATAATGAATACTATGTTGAAGGAGTGGGCACAGCCATACAGTTATTGCCTGTAGGCAACTATGTCACTCCTGAGACCTACACAGAAAACGCCAGCATACCTTATGATAGCACTCCTTATGATGTGGGGAACTATGATGGTGCGTTGAATCAACCATTGACTCCGGATTATCTCACGGTAAATCGTGCCAGCCCAGATCTTAATGCCTGGGCCAGAAGCAACAGATGGTGCCACATTGATGTGATCACTGCGTCGGCTGAGTACAACAACACATCACCGATCCTGAACAATAATTTCCGTGCTCGCCGTCCTATCCTGGAGTTCCGTGCTGGAACCAAACTGTTCAACTCAGGCACCGCGGCCTTGGCGCCAGTGACCGTGATGGACCTCACGCAAACAGATGCTTTGAGCAATGTCAACGGTGCCTTGGGCTACAGTGTAGATGGGTATACACTGATCAATGGTAGTACCATTATTTTTGCGGCAGATATAGATCCCGAGGTGCGCAAAAATGTCTACCAAGTGCGATTCGTCATTACAGATACCAACGCAGAAGATTCTACCATTCCAGATGTGCCGGTGATCATTCTGACTCCTATTGCTACAGCAGTGGTTGACAATGTTACAGTGATTCTAGATGGATTGACACAACAAGGCAAGACTTATTACTTTGATGGAGTCAACTGGATATTGGCCCAAGAGAAAATCAGCGTGAATCAGCCTCCGAAATTCGATCTCTACGATGCCAACGGCATCAGTTTTGGTGACCAAGACAGATACCCTAGCTCCAACTTCACAGGCAGTCCGTTGTTTAGTTACGCCATTGGTGATGCCGAGCCAGATCTGGTGCTAGGATTTCCGTTGACCTATCTCAGTCTGACCAATCTCGGAGACATTGTTTTTGACAACAACTTGTACAAAGACACGTTTAACTATACTTTGAACAGCCAAGGTTACACCCAGTCGGTCAGCACAGGATTTGTGCGCCAATATAGTAATAGAACCGATTATGTCAAAGAGATTGGATGGCAGACAGCAGCCACTCGCAGTTTGATAAGACAACAGTTCCAGTTTACCTATGATGGTTCGCCATTGTTGTTGGATGTAGCGGTCAATGACAATGATACTGTTCCAGCTATACAGATCTATGCCGATGGACAGTTTCAGGCCTCTAGCAACTACCAATACACTGTTGATACCAATACAACCACTATTAATCTGTTGACTACCTATGTGCCCGGAACTCTTATTGAGGTCGCGGCATTAAGTGATCAAATCAGCCGTCAAGGATTTTACGAAGTACCTATCAATCTAGAAAACAATCCTTTAAACGGCAACAGCAGTCAGTTCACTCTAGGCACTATTCGCAATCACTATTCGGGTCTGGCCGCCAATCTTATTAATCTAGAAGGGCCTCCTATTGGTGCCAACAACACCAGAGACCTTGGTAACATCATACCTTACGGTCTGCAGATACTGCAACAGAGTTCGCCATTGACGCTGACCGGATATTTCATGCGCGACCCAGACTATGATATCTTTGCTTCGTTGTCCTATAACAGCGCAGAATATATCAAGTTCAAGTCTCAGTTGTTGAATGCCGTGACTACCTTCAGTATCGAGCAGTATGGAAACTGGACTGTGGCACAGTTGTTGGATGCCAGTGTGCAACAGATAACTGCCGGTAAGACAAATATCAATCCATTCTATTGGAGTGATATGTTGCCCACCGGTACCACATTTATTTCTAACTCTTATACTATAAACCCTATTAGCACCAACTCATTCAACACAGTGCAGACCTATGATTTTACACAATCAAACTATTTGGGCCTATGTGTTTATCTGAACAATGTATTATTGACTCGAGGATTAGATTATGTGGTCAGTGAGGACAGCCCAACACTGATCATACTGAGAACTCTGGCAGTGAGCGATATAGTTACCATCAATGAATACTCTGATACTGCTGGCAACTTTGTGCCCAACACTCCGACTAAACTGGGTCTGTATCCTAAATATGAACCCAAGATTTTTTATGATACCAGTTATGTAAATCCTACCTTGGTCATACAAGGACACGACGGATCGATCACCACAGCCTTTGGTGACATACGTGATCAGGTGTTGTTGGAGTTTGAACAACGCATCTATAATAACCTCAAGAATGATGGCAATCCGCCACCTTTGGTAGCAGAAGATGTAATCCCGGGCTACTTCCGCACTACAGATTACACACAGGCCGAGATCAATCAGATTCTAGGCGAAGATTTTCTGTCCTGGGTAGGAGCCAACAAGTTAGATTATACTGCACAGACATATATTTCATCCAACGAATTCACCTACAACTACAGCCAGGCCAGCAATAGACTTGACCGAGCAACTTTGTTAGGAGCTTGGCGTGGCATATATCGTTGGTTCTATGATACTGTATCTCCAGATACCACTCCATGGGAAATGTTGGGATTCAGCGAACAACCAGTCTGGTGGGCAGATCGTTATGGCCCTATGCCTTATACTAGCGACAACTTGGTGTTGTGGGGAGATCTCGAAGAAGGACTGGTAGCCGATCCAGCAGGATTCTATGTGATACCCAAGTATCGTCGCCCAGGGTTGACATCGGTGATTCCGGTAGACAACCAAGGTCAGTTGTTACCACCTTTCTACAGCGTGATGGGAGCATACAATCCACAGGGATTTGTCAAGAGTTGGCAAGTAGGTGATGGCGGACCGGTGGAAGCCAGTTGGTGGGCAAGTTCAAGTTATCCATTTGCAATCATGCGTTTGTTAATCTTGACACGCCCTGCAGAATTTTTCAGTTTGTTTGCAGATCGTGATCTTTACAGATATAATGTGGAGTTTGATCAATATCTCTACAATGGTCGTTATAGACTGCGCCCACAAGACGTGCAGGTTTATGGCAATGGAGTCAGTAAAGCCAGTTATATCAACTGGATAGTTGATTATAATCAACAGTCCGGAGTCAATAGTACCGCTGCGTTGACTATAGATCTGGCCAATCTTGATGTGCGTCTGTGCTATCGTATGGCATCATTTGCGGCCCAACAAAATTTGGTCACTTACTTAGAAAAGAGCGCACCCAACAGTGAAAACAGCAGCCTAGAGATTCCCCCAGAAAGCTACAATCTGTTGTTGTATAAAAATCAACCTTCCAGCAGCATATCTTACAGTGCGGTGATTGTTGAAGTAGTAGACGGCGGATACAGTGTGTACGGATACAACTCAGCAGATCCTTATTTTTCTGTGCTGGCCAGCCGTGTCAATGGTGAACAACAGACCATAGAAGTAGGCAATGTCACGGTCACTGTGCCCAAATTCTATAACAGTGGCAAGATAGTGCAGGTACCCTATGGTTACACATTCACCAACCTAGCAGGAGTAGTAGACTTTTTGTTGAGCTATGGACAGTACCTGGCATCACAAGGTCTGAGTTTTACTGCCAGAGAAAACAACTACACACTGGACTGGTTCCAAATGGCCCAGGAGTTTTTGTATTTTGCCAACCAAGGTTGGGCATCTGGAACCATTATCAACTTGAATCCGTCGGCCACCCAGGCTGTGTCATTCAAGCCAGGTGTAGTGGTAGATTCCATAGTTTCTTACACACCAGAGAATCTCATACTGGATCAGAATCGCAAGGCGTTTGATGCCAAGAATCTAGTGATCCGTAGATCAGGCAACACATTCACGGTGAATCCAGCACCAGGTGGCAGTCAGACCATAAGCTATCTCAAGCTCAAATTCACAGACTATGAAAACATGTTGGTGTTCGCCAATCGCACCATATTCAATGATTTGATTTTCAACCCCATCACTGGAGAACGTCAAAGCAGACTCAAACTAGTGGCAGCTACCAGCACCGAATGGAATGGTGTATTGAATGCACCTGGATTCATATTGAATCAGCCCAATATCAAAGAATGGCAGGCCAATACCAAATACACCAAGGGCGACATCGTTCTATACAAAAACAACTATTGGCAGGCGTCTACTATTGTGGCACCTAAGACCAAGTTTGAATACAGTGACTGGCTCAAGAGCAACTATGATCGTATCAGCCAAGGCCTGTTACAAAACTTGGCCACCAAGTCTGATCAGTTGGCCACCAGCTACGACACACAAACAGCTAATCTAAACAGTGACAATGATTTGTTGGCATTTGGTCTGATTGGATTTAGACCTCGCCAGTACATGGTGGACTTGAATCTCAGTGACACCAGCCAAGTCAATCTCTATCAACAGTTTATCAAGACCAAGGGAACCACACGAGCTACAGATTTGTTTACCCAGGTGGGCTTTGGGCCATTGACAGCACAGTATCGCATCTATGAAAACTGGGGCATATTGGCCGGTACCTATGGTGCCAATGCTAATCGCAGCTGGTTTGAAGTAGTGTTAGATGAAGCACTGCTGACTGGAAATCCTAGCACTTTACAAATCATACAGCCGGGTGATGCCAGTGTGGCCAATCAAACTGTGTTGTTGGAAAATCTCTGGGCAGAAAGCTTCAAGATCCCCAATACCGACATTTTGCCCACTACCTACACAATCAATCCTGATGTAGCTTTGCCATCAGCAGGGTATGTCAACATCGACGATGTAGATATCACAGTATTCAGCCTCAATGATCCTACCAGCATAGCAAACAACATCAACATTGTTGGCAATGGCACAAAGATTTGGGTAGCCAAAGACAACAGCTATGACTGGAATGTGTATCAGTGTGCCCAGGTACCAGGGCGATTGACACAACTCACTGACAATCTTAATGGCACTAGTCGTGCTCAGTTCAGTTCTGCGGTCAACTTGGCCGTGGGCGATTTGATCATCATACGCTATTTCAGCGACACAGTTGATGGAGTATATCGAGTACTGAGCGCACCTACCGCAAATACCGTAGTCATACAGTATGAGTTTACCAATAGCAATCAGACTTCTATCACTGGCACTGGACTGGTGTTTTATCTACAAACCATGCGAGTAGCACAGGCCAGCGACGTGGCCTCTCTTCCATACGCTTCGCAACTCACACCTGGCGCTACAGCCTGGGTCGACAATGACGGATTTGGCCACTGGCAGGTACTGGAAAAAACCAACCCATTTGCAACCATTGACACAGTGTCAGCCACTTTGCCCGAAGCCAACTCATTGTTTGGCTCTAGCCTGGCTCAGAGCAGCAATCACTACGCACTGCTAGTGGGTGCACCAGCTGCCAGCGGCGGCTCAGGTGCTGTGTACACTTTCCGTCTAGGCAATGTAAATGACTACATCGAAAATGACGAACTGATCCTGAATGCCACTGGTACCGCCGGCTACGGTAACAGCGTGGATTTTGGAGATAGAACTTGGGCGGTGGCCGGTGCCAGTGCCAGCAACTCTGGTGCAGGTTATGTGGCCATGCTTTATCTAGTGCCCGGAACCAACGATTATATTACTTCTCAGTTGTTGCTGGAGCCCACACAGGATTTCAGCTCTATTGGATTTGGAACATCAGTAAAAATGTCGCCCAACGAACGTTGGTGCTATGTCAGTGCGCCTGGGGCCAACCATGTTTATGCCTATGCTCGTGTGGATGTACCGCCACAGAGTGTGGCCTACACCACTACCGGAACTTCGGCAACATTTACCTATTCCGATGACATCATCATAGATTCTGCATATCCAAATCAACTCATAGTGTTGATAGGAAACTTAGAGGCTCGCTATGGCATAGATTATATTATCAATGCCAACCTTGTACAGTTTTTGTACATGCCTACACCGGGCGAGCAAATAGTTCTCAGTCGTCGCACTGCTGTACAGTTAGATACCGCTACCTACTACAATGTAGTACAGGATTCAACCACTGGATCTGGTTACAGTGCTGCATTCACAGTAACCAACACCAGGGGAACATATTCGGTGTCATTGACTCAGCCTGGGTTAGACTACAACGTGGCCGATCAACTCACTATCAGTTATACCCAGATTGACCCTACAGGGTCTGTGGCCAACGATATTACCATCACAGTGACCGAAGTCACTGATGGTGGTATCACTGCATTTACATTTACTGGATCCGGAGTCAGCAACACTTCGGTATTTTCATTGATTGATAGTTTGTATACAGTAGATGGATACGATTCATTCACCGTCACTGTGGATGGCGTATTACAACGTCCCTATCTTGATTATACCTACAATACCGGTACAGGCAATATAACATTCTTGACTGTGCCCGGTGCAGGCACCACCATAGTAGTAGATTCAGCTACAGTGGGTGCCTATTGGCAGTATGTTGACACTATCACTGCCAATGAACTAGATGCCAATGCTGGGTTAGGTACCAGCATTTCAACCGATGTGTTAGGTCGACAAATATTGGCCGGCGCACCTCAAGACAGTGCTGTGGACGCCGAAGGTGACATCATAGAAAATGCAGGTGCGGTCTATGCGTTTGATCGTGGTACAGTGAAATACATCATTACTGATCCTGCACAGTTTACCTATCCAATACCGGGCACAGCTATCGATCCTATAGCTGTGATTCTAAACAATCAATATCTGACCAACACAGATCAATACATCAATGGTCAGTTCACAGTTAGTGGCAGCAACATCATATTGTCCAGTGACATTGATTTGACTGTAGGCGATACATTGGAGATTGAAACCAATCAGTTCCAACTAATACAACGATTCACTACCAACACAGTGATAGATGAAAGCAAGTTTGGCCAGAGTGTGGCCATCTGTGATAACAGTTGTAGCGTGTATGCTGGCGCACCGTTTGATTCTTACGCCACTGGTGTGCCACAGGCTGGTTTATTGCAACGTCAAGTCAACCAATCAAGGGTGTACGGAATCATTACCAGCACTGTGGCCAACCCAGTGTTGACACCCGGAGACACATTGAGAATTAACAACATTGAGGTTGCAGTACCAGATGCTCCTCAAAACACCGTGGCCGGGTTGGTAGCTGCTGTAAACAATGCTGGTATACCCAATGTGATAGCTTCAACTACTACTGACGTAACTCTTGTTGGCGATGGTTCTACCAAGATATTTGACATTGGAAGCATTTATTCTTCTGCCAGTTCTTATACCACAGTGGTCTATGTAGATTCAGTGTTGCAAACCGCTGGAGTTGACTATACCTACAACAACACTACTCAACAACTGTTGTTTGTTTCTGCACCAGTATTGGACGCAGAAATTACGGTGATAGGCGGTAGAATGACCGTCAATGTTATAAATTCTCAAGCCGCGGTATTGTTTAACAAACTTACTGTGTTGCCAGGCCTAACCGCAGATGACAGTTCTATTGGCTCAGCATTCTATGATCTAGGATTTGTTACCTATGCCTACACACAGACCATAGTCAGCCCTAATCCCACAGATTTTGCCCAGTTTGGCGCCTCGGTCAGTGTAAACTCCGGATCCACTAACATTGTGGTAGGCGCACCCTATGGCGATGTGTATCAACCCACTACTTTTGATGCCGGCGAAACCTATTTTGATGATCGTAGTACCACAGTGTTTAACTCGATTGACAATTCAGGTGTAGTTTATACATTTGACTATTTGCCCAGCGCCAGCGATAGTGTCACAGATCCGGGACAGTTTGTGTTCGGACAACAAATATATGGCAACGGATTACAGACCAACGATAACTTTGGTATCGCAGTAGATTATCGTAACAGTCGATTGCTGGCCGGTGCACCAGGTAGTGATCTGGGAGACAGCAGTGTCAACTACGGCAGCGTGTATGTGTTGGACAACGCAGAAGATGCCGCGGTATGGCAAGTGAGATATCAACAACTGCCTATGGTAGATATAAATCTATTGAACAGTGTTTATTCTTATGATAAACTGTTGAACAGCACACAAACTTACTTTGATTACATTGATCCATTACAAGGCAAAATCTTGGGCGTGGCTCGCAGAAACATTGACTACATCGGGGCAGTAGATCCGGCCAGTTACAATGTTGGTACCATACACAACATAGGAACCAGTTGGGGTGCAACTCATGTAGGAGAGATTTGGTGGGATACCAACTCCGTGAGATTCCTAGATGCCAACCAAGATGATCTGATCTATGCCAGCCGTAGATGGGGTCAAGTGTTTCCTGGTAGCTCTATTGATTGCTATCAATGGACAGCCAGTGAGGTACCACCAACATCTTATGTTGGTCCCGGAACACCTTTCAGCAACACCAGCTACACTGTACGATCATCGGTCAATGATCAAGGACTATTGGTCACTACATATTTCTATTGGGTGCGTGGTATCAACACCGTGGCCACACAGGCTGGAAAAACTTTGAGCCCTAACGCTGTAGCCAGTTACATACTGAACCCAATCAGCAGCGGTCTACCGTTTATTGCTGCTCTAGCACCCAACGCTTTGGCTGTTTACAATGCCAGCAGTCTTTTGTCAGGCGATACTACAGTGTTGCATGTGGGATATGATCGCCAGGCACAGGGCGGATCCTCTGACATACACACAGAATACGAGTTTATTGCCGAAGGCAAACCCGATGCATTCCTAAACGCCAACTTATATCGCAAACTGCTAGACAGTTTCTGTGGAGTGACCACTACTGGTGCTGCGGTGCCAGATCCGCTGTTGAGTCCAGGCATGCAGTATGGTGTGCAATACCGCCCCAGACAAAGCATGTTTGTCAACAGATTCTCGGCTTTGCAAAACTATCTAAGCCGTGCGAACTCAATATTGGCACAGTACCCTATCAGCGAGATTCGCACGTTCAACCTGTTAAACAGCTCTGAACCAATCCCAACATCAAACTCAGGAGCCTGGGATTTTGAAGTTCCTAACCTTGAGGTGTTGTCTTATCAGAATTTATTGACTGTTCCTCTGGGCTACAAATATTTGGTGCTCAACGATTCCAGCCAAAACGGCCGCTGGACTATATATCAAGTTGGACTCAGTGGTCTTCCGGGTCAACGAGAACTGAGCTTGATACAGGTACAATCCTATGACACTCCTCTGTATTGGAACTACATCGACTGGTATCGTCCAGGATACAACAACACCATCCAGCCTGTGGCCACAGTGGCCAATGTGGCCGGCCTGCAACAGATAAGTTTGACTGATGCTCCGGTGGGTAGCAGCGTCAAAGTTACAGCCAACGGTCAAGGCAAGTTTGAAATATATCTTAGAACTGACCTTGGATGGGATCGTGTAGGTCTCCAAGACGGCACTATTGAGTTCAGTGAAGTGCTATGGAACTATGTGGCTGGCGGTTTTGGTTTTGACGCTCAAGTGTTTGATAGCACCTATTTTGATCAAGAACCCAATGCTGAAACTCGCAACATAATCCGTGCTATCAATGAAGAACTATTCGTAGACGATCTGTTGATTGAACGCAATCGATGCCTGATGTTGGTGTTCCAGTATATCTATACCGAGTTTACCAATCCATATTGGTTAATCAAGACCAGCTATATCACTGTTGATCACGTGATCCGTGGATTGTTGCCCTATGAGTTATATCAGCCCGACAATCAAACCTTTGTGTTGGATTACTTGAATGAAGTCAAGCCCTATCACGTACAGAATCTGGTGTTCAATCTGATCTATGACGGCATTGACACCTATCCAGGTGCATTGAGTGACTTTGATTTGCCAGCCTATTGGAATACCAGCCTGGCTCAACCGCAGTTTACAAGCCCTATATTGACGCCTTACACCTACAGCAACAGCGTGAACCAGTCATTCCTAAGTGATGCATCACCCGACAGTCAGGTTTGGTTGACTCGTCCGTGGAGTGAATGGTTCAACAACTACACACTGAGTGTGCAAGGTGTCACGATCAATGACACTACTACCACTTACAGCGATCCTCCAATCATTACCATTGGCATGGAATGGACTGCCAACACTACCTATGCTCTAGGCGAGCAGATTTTTTACGGCACTAATCTTTATACAGTGACCACAGCCGGTACCACGGACATAGCTCCTCCAAGATTCACAATAGGAAGCCTGGCCAATGGCACCGCGGTATTAACCTACGCTGGAACCAGAGCTCAGGCCACTGCGGTGCTTCGTGCTAATCGAACCATATCTCAAGTCAATGTAACTGAAAGCGGATCGGGTTACCTGACTACACCATTGATCTCAGTCGCTGATCCCAATGATAGTACCATGAACTATGGTTATGCCCTGGTTCCTGTCATGGGCAACAACTTGGTAAGAAGTATCAAAACCACGATCAAATATGACCGTTATGAATACAACAGTGACATAGTAGAATGGAGTGCGTTGGTACCAGAATATCCAGCTGGTACACGAGTAAGATATCAAAATCAAGTTTGGGAAGCTGATGCCACTGTGACCAATGAACCGATCACAACAACGGCTACTGCGCCCATCGGATCGTTTACTATCACAGTGGCCTCAACAACAGGGTTAGTACAAGGAATGTTGGTCACAGCTGCACAGCAGTTACCTCCCAATACTACCATTGGAGAGATCAACGGTAATACTATTTTGTTGACCAAGGCCACACTGATTGAAATAAACAACACTGCCTTGAACTTCTACCAGAGTTTTGATCTTGAACAATGGACCGCAGTGGAGGCCAGTTCTCTTAGTGGAGTAGATCGTACTATGGGATTCTATGTGCCCACAGTCAACATGCCTGGATTGAGCTTGCCGTTGTTGATTGATGGAGTAGACTATCCGGGAGTACAGGTCACTGCGCCTTTGTTTAATCAAAACACAGGATTTGACGTTGGTAACTATGATATCAACCCGTTTGACAACTTCAGCTATGATGCAGAAGGTCGTCCAACTTATGACCCGGGTATATTAGATGCCAAATATTCCAGCTCCTACCTAGATCTTTATCTAGGTACTCGGCCCACAGACATCAATGTGGATGGTGGTGCCTACATTGATACCTATTCAAGCCATGCTCCGGAAGAACTGATTCCTGGCAGCGAGTTTGATACCTTGGATCTCCGAGTATACACACGTCCGGGTAGCGATTGGTTGGAACAAGGCCATGGATTCCCATCCAATGTGCGTTTGTTTGAACTAGACACAACCGAGCCTGTGTTGAGTTTCGCTGGACTTGAACCCTACACAGCTTTGGTATTTGTGAGCAATCAAACACAAGGTATAGATCTGCATCTAGGTTCAGATTACACTGTGAACTATGTGGATCAAACCGTGACCATGATTCCAGGTGGTAATGTTCTCAATGGCGACGTGATCGTGATCACAGCCTATGAACCCGGTGGTGGCAATCAGCTTTACAAAAATCTTTACAATGGTGCCGATATCGGCAACACTGTGACAGTGCCAGTGTCCTATTACCAAATTGATGGCGTCACTCCTGAAATACTGACTATCGCGGTCTTTGTCAATGGTGTAGTGACCACCGATTACACCTATGCTCCTCTGGGCAACAGAGAAACCATAATAACATTTGGTACTACCTATACCAGCACCGACAGCGTGGCCTTGTTTGTGTTGGCACCTACAGTGATCAACATCGACGAACCCCCAATAGATTACAGCTGGAGTATTCCACAAACACAGGCCATCATCAGTGATGGCACCAGTTTATCATTCCAGCTAGATAACAGTCTCAGCGGATGCAATCCAGATTGTTTGATAGTCACTGTCAATGGTGTGCGTGCCAGAACACCTGCTGGTATACGCCACATAGCAGATGGCAGTACAGGTTATGATTTACCCGATAGACTGGGATTTAGTCAGAGCTTGATACAAGATAACGAAGTTCGAGTTTATGTAGATGATGTGCCACAGATTTTGGGTGTGGACTTCACTGTTGAAGCCTGGGCTGGTCCGGTAAGAGAAGTTCTATTTGCCACTGAGCCTCCTGTGGGATCAACTATTTTGATCTACGTGACCACTGGAACACAGGCCTATGTCAATGGCGATCAACTGATTTTCAACACCGGCACTGGTATCGTGCCAATAGCTGGTGATATCATTGATGTGACTACCTGGAATGATACCAGACAACAAGGTGTGTTGAGCCAGTGTTTTGTGGGCCCGATAACCACAGGTACTTTGATAAACGAACCTTACGATTCCACAGACTTTGATGTGGGTACCATAACCGGAGATCCGGGTAGTTTTGACTATACTGCCGGTACCGCGGTCACTTCAAACAGCCTGGATCTAGGAGTAGAAATCACTGATCCAGACCGTCTGTGGGTATCAAAGAACGGCACACGTCTGTTCAACAATCAAGGCTTTACTGTCAGTGGGACCGAGGTCGTGCTGACTTCCGGTATCATGAGTGCGATTGATGTGGTCATGATCACACAGTTTACCAATGCAGTGGTTCCAGAAGCCATGGCATTCCGTATCTTCCAAGACATGCGCGGAGTACAGGCCGTGTATCGTATTACTGAATCCACTACCACTGTAACAACCTCTGCAGTCGGTATAACCGATGACATCATTTATGTTGAAAATGCCGCGGCCTTGTCCGAACCAGACTTTGACAATAATATCTGGGGAGTAGTAACCATTAATGCTGAACGCATTATGTATCGTGAACGCAATCTTGTTGACAATACTATCAGCAGTTTGTTGCGCGGTACTGCAGGTACTGCCATAGCAGAGCACGAAGCAAACAGTTTGGTCTACAACATGGGCCGTGACAATCTATTGCCAGAGGTCTACCAAAACTATATCACCAGCAACTCCTACATGGGCGATGATACCACTTTGGAATTTGTTACCGACTTTTCAGTAGACAATCGTCCTATCGTGTACATTGGTGGTAGCGTACAGGTTTATCTAGATGGTCTAGAGTTGCCAACTTCTACTTACACGATCACACAGGTCGAGCCGGTAGTAGTGGTGCTTGATTTTATACCCACAGCGGGTAGTATTGTTACTGTGCAAGTCACAGCTCTAGATAGTTCACAGGACAGCGAAATATTCACCAGCACCGGGTCATCTGCTAGATTCGTGACAACCATAGACATTGGACTAGAAGAGCAGGATGATTCTACATTTGTTTTGGATGATTTCAACCCTGTGACCATAACATTTGACACTGCACCTCCTTTGGATCACATTGTTTACATACGCAATCAACGCGGCGCCGAAGATGAGTTTGATTTCTCTGTGGCCAATGGTATACAGACCACATTCACTACCACTATAGATCTTTCATTGCCAGTAGAAGTGTACGTGGGCGGAATCGTACAGCCCGAAGATACCTATCAGGTTATAAGTTTGGATCCAGTTATAGCTATACTTGATGTTGCTCCGCCCAGTGGTGTTGAAGTCACTGTGTTAGTGGCCAACGGAGTATCTTGGTATCAACCCGGAATAGACTCTGCCAGCAACGGTGAACCATTACAGATCACCGAAACCCAGGCAGCAAGGTTCTTGCGTGGGGAATAAACAAGGTAAATATATCATGAGTCAAAACAGCATGCCACAACCGCCTAAAACACCGACCAATCTGCCTGGCAGATCGCCCAACGATACCGGATCTATTTCGGTACAGGGTTTTGTCAAGATATTTGATCCTGTGAGCAAAAAAGTGTACGTGGAGAAACGGGCATGATTTTTACACCAACGCTGACCAATGTGCAGGGATTCTTGAAAATATACGATCCCAAATCTGGTGAAATATTTGTGGACAAAAAGAATGCTATCCACTATGAAAACATCAGTATCTGTATGGCCAATACCTTGGCCGACAGAAACAAGGGTTATATCTATAAAATGGCCTTTGGCAACGGTGGTAGTGCAGTGGATCCCACAGGCGTGATCACCTATCTACCTCCTAATACCACGGGTCAAAATGCCAGCTTGTACAATGAAACCTACAGCAAGGTAGTTGATGACAACTCGGCATCCAATACTGACCCATCCAACAACTATCTTACAGTGATACACACCTCAGGTCAGGTGTACACTGATATTGTGACTACATGTCTGCTAGACTACGGCGAGCCCGCCGGGCAACAAGCATTCGATAACAGTACTAATTTCAATGGTGAATATGTGTTTGACGAACTGGGCCTACAGTGCTGGAATGGATCAGCTACGAATTTATTGTTGATCACCCATGTGATTTTCCACCCTGTCCAAAAGAGCTTGAATCGTCAGATACAAATAGACTATACTTTGCGTATTCAAACGTTGACTAATTTGAGTGCGACATAAATATGAGCATATTACTATGCGATAAATACATGAACAGGGAATAAAAAATGGCATATACAATTAGTTTAACAGACGGTACAGTTTTTGCTACCATAGCTGACGGTACTATCAATACCTCCAGCTCGATGATTTTGGTGGGCAAAAACTATGCTGGATATGGCGAATTTCTAGACACTAACTTTATACACCTTCTGGAAAATGGTTCCAACACCACCGCACCGGGCGCACCCTTGGAGGGGCAACTTTGGTGGGATTCGGGCAACAGCCTGCTCAAAGTGTACAACGGTACCACATTCAAAACTATTTCAGCTGCCACGGCTTCGGCCAGCCAACCAACCAGCAACGTGGTTGGTGATCTTTGGTATGACACTGTCAATCAACAGTTAAAAGTCTATACTGGTTCTTCATTCCTGTTAGTAGGACCTCAGTTCAGTGCCGGCGAAGGCACCTCGGGTGCTATCGTGGCCACCATCACTGACAACGTCAGCGTTGAACACGTAGTGGTACAGCTCTGGGTCAATGATTCCATAGTAGGTATGGTCAGCAAAGATGCCACATTTACACCACAAGTGGCCATTTCCGGATTCACTACCATACGTCCTGGTATCACTCTCAGTACTTTGATTGGTGCTCAGATTCCTTTATTCCAAGGCACCGCAACAAATTCTCAGCAGTTAAACAGCTTGACCAGCACACAGTTCATGCGTGCCGATCAAAACACAGCCACTACTGGTACATTGGGTGTGCTCAATGACACAGGCCTGAGCGTGGGTGCAGACAGCGACATGCGAGTCACAGTGACTGGCACAGACGTGACTATAAGAAATCAAACTTCGGGTGGCAATCTTTATCTTGGCGTCAACGTAGCCGGTAACGTCACACCATCGTTGACCATATTTGGAGCCAACGGCTTTGTGAGTGGTACTCGTATCACAGCACAATACGCTGACATGGCCGAACGTTTTGAAGCAGATACCTATTATGATGCAGGCACAGTGGTTGAACTGGGCGGCTCTGCAGAGATTACTTTGGTCGCAGATGATCTCAGCGAAAAAGTATTTGGTGTTATCAGTGATCGCGCTGCCTATCTAATGAACAGCCATGCTGGATCTGATGTCACGCATCCGGCAGTGGCCATGACCGGTCGAGTCCCAGTCAAGGTCGTCGGTACAGTAAACAAAGGTGATAGATTGGTGTCAGCCGGTAACGGTGTAGCCAGATCTGCACGACCCGGAGAAGCCACAGCATTCAATGTGATTGGTCGCGCATTACACAGCAAAACAGATACAGGACAGGGCACAGTAGAAGCCATCGTGACTATCAAGTAACTAGGAAAAGCAAATGACATATTCAGTAGGCGGACTAATACAAGCATCAGACTACAACGGGTTTGTGGGGCCCACCGCTTCTGGTGGTACTGCCGGCGCCAACCTCAATGATATCTGGGCCACAGGCGCTACAGACAAAGGTTGGGGGCAGACTGTAGTCAGCAACCCTATAGTGGGTGACACAGTCACAGCTACTCAGTGGGCTACCTTGGTCACCAACTTGGCCACTGCTGGAAACCATACTGGAGTAGCAATCACATCAAGAACAGCACCGGTGGTGGGTGATACCATCGCTATATTGGCAGCACTCAACACAGACCTTACTAATCTTACCACTTACCGCGGAAATGCTGCTGCCAGCGGTACAGAATTTGGTACATTCACTGGAACCACTAGCAAGACCACGGCCACTGGTTCGGGACAGTCAGCTTGGACAATCACGTTCACTCACACTGTGACATTTCCTAGTGCCGCGCAGGCCAGATATTTCTGGAATGCTGGCGGATTGGTTCGTATCCAGTATGGTAAAACATCAACTGGTACAGATCATGACCAGGACTGGAATGATCTCGCAGGGTATTGTGGCAGCATCTTTATTTCCGGCCGTGTCAATGGTGCGGCTCAAACCATAGCAGGCACTGCCTACACAGGAACTACTCGTGTGGGCGGTACAGGTGGTACACAAACCACACTGGCCACAACCACTGGATGGTATGACCTTACTGGTTCTCCTACCACGATATTCCAACTCAATAACCCTACAGCACCTTACACTCCAGAATACATCCGTACCACAGCCACAGCCACCAGTTCTACTGTGTTGACTCTGGTCACAACCTGGGTCGATGATGGTAGTTCAGGAGCAGGCGTTACTTCGGACATTTCAGGTGGTACGGCAACAACCAGCCCGTCGACCACAATAACTGGTACTGCTCCTACCACCTTGGTTACCTATCGACCGCCCAGCCAGACTTATCTCAGCAATACCTGGGGAACTCCATCAATCGCAGCTTCAGTGGCCTAACACCCAAAATGCTTTACCAAAAGCCCCGCCAGGGGCTTTATTTTTCTTTCTTTTTAGTGTAAAATAAACACATGGATACTGATCAGTTAATCTCTCACAGCCGTGCCAGATTTGAGCACGAAGCCGCACGCAGAACTCTGCGTGAAAAATATCAGGCCAAAACAACTTTTGCATATCGAGGTGGTATGTGGCGTGCAGGCCCAGATTTGAACTGTGCTATTTTTACCTGTGGTCGCATAGGTGAAGTGGTGTTGGAAGATCTCTACGGTAATCCGGTACAGATTAATACCACGGAGTTGATGGCACTGAGCCAAGAGCGGTATAACGAACAAATGAACGCTTGGTTGCTAGAATACAACGAATTAAACAAGAACAGATGACCACAGGTGCGTTGATCTTTGCTCGCAACAATGAGCACACGGATTATGTGGCCATGGCTCACTGGTCAGCACGCAACATCCAACGGCATCTGGGTATCGAAACACACATCGTCACTGATCAATCAAGAACCGATTCTGGTAGCAGACATTTCAATGACCTGGGCAACGTAACTTGGCACAACACCAATCGTATGGATGCCTATAGGATTTCTCCATGGGATCGTACTCTGTTATTAGATGCCGACTATGTGGTAGCCAGTGACCAGCTGGCCTGTTTGTTGGATTGTGATCAGGATTTTCTAGCCCATAGATGGGCGTTTGATATCACAGGATGCAATGATTTTTCTGGACTGAATCACTTTGGCTCGCATGCCATGCCGCAATGGTGGGCCACGGTGATCATGTTCCGGCGCAGCAAGACTGCAGAGTTGATATTTGATACCATGACCATGATCCGAGATCATTGGACTCATTACAGGAATCTCTATAATGTCAGTGCTGTTACCTACAGGAATGATCTGGCTCTTAGCATAGCATTATTGATAGTTAATGGACACAGTCTTGAGATTTCTAGCATACCTTGGCAACTGGCCAGTTTGACTCCGGATCATAGGCTCACGCAGACAGATCTGGATCGTTATCGAGTAGAGTTTGTCAATACCGAAGGTAAACACCGGTGGATAGAACTGCGCCAGGACTTCCATGCCATGGGCAAACAACAACTAGGAGACATAGTTGCCAGTGCTCAATGAACGCGGGTATCTCATACCAGCCATAGACACACCAACTACAGATTACCTGGGTTGTGCTATACAGTTGGCACGATCTATAAAACACTGGCATCCCACCGCCAATGTTTCTGTGCTCACTGTAAAGAGATGTAGTGATCCTGTGTTTGATCACGTGATTTCTTTGCCCTATGGCGACCTAGGAGGTTATGCTAATGATTGGCAGGTATTCCGTGCCAGCCCTTATCGTGAGACCATTAAACTAGAAGCAGACATGCTGGCCGCCAGCCCGATAGACCATTGGTGGTCCATGTTTGAAAATCGTGACGTGGTCATAAGCCGAGGTTGCAGAAACTTCTACGATCAGCCGGCCACCAGCAGATATTATAGAAAAGTGTTTGACACCAATGATTTGCCAGATGTTTATAATGCCATAACCTACTGGAGACTAAGTACAACTGCTAGAGATTTTTTTGATCTAGTACGATCCATATTTGAACAGTGGAACGAATACAAAAAACTACTGAAATTCCCCGACGAAATACCCAGCACAGATCTTGTGTATGCTATGGCCGCTCAGATCATGGGTCCTGAGATGGTGACGTTGCCACCAGGATTAGGGCCAACTATTATACACATGAAACGTCATATCAACGCCATGCACTCAGAGGATTGGACCAAAGAAATGATTTGGGAATCAAACCCTGTGAGAATAAACACAGTGGCACAGTGGGGATTACTACATTATCATATCAAAGATTGGAGGATCAATGAGCCGCGATGAAGAAAAAATCAAGCACAGCCGTCGTATCAGCAAAAAGCGCACAGCTATCGACAAACAGGTACGAATCGCCAAAGCACACGGAATCACACCCAAACAGGATCATCGTTACAGCAAACACCACAGCATGAACTGTGGTAGGCCACACTGTATGTTGTGTGCCAATCCTCGCAGAACCTGGGGCGAAAAGACTTTGCAAGAAAAAAGTTTTGAAGAACAGATACGCACTGATGATCGTAAAGACAACGATGACTAATGCCACCACAGAGAACTTCTGGCAAGCATGGATCGAAACTGATTGGCCCGAAGCCAAGACTATAAGTTATCGCTTGTATTATGACACAGATGGCGTACCTACGATGTATACTATGGATGATCTACCAGGTGATTACATAGAAGTTGATGCTGAAACCTATGCTCGAAGTCCGTTCTCGGTGCGGGTAGTTAACCAACAGTTGGTGTATGTTCGACCCAAACTTCGTGTACACAAGTTGACCCCAGATACAACAGGCACAGCATGCGATCCTAGAGATGTGTGTGTAGTTGTGACAGAACAAAAACCCTATATTAGATGGAAGATGAAAACAAATGAAACAGATTGACATAGCAGATCTGGATTGCATATATCTCAGTTACGACGAACCCGAGAAAGAAGAGTTCTGGGTCCGGATCCGCAATATGGTTCCTTGGGCTAAACGGGTGGACGGAGTCAAAGGATCAGATGCCGCACATAAAGCCGCAGCCGATGTCTCAGAAACTGAACGCTTTATCTTGATCGACGGTGATAACATACCCAACGAACAGTTCTTCAATCTTACGCTGAAGTTTGCAGATGAGCAATGGGAGCAGGCTGTGTTCCGTTGGCGTGCCCGTAATCACATCAACGGATTGATGTATGGCAACGGTGGTCTGAGCTCTTGGACTCGTAATTTTGTCAACAACATGAAAACACACGAAGCCACAGATGGCCGAGATGAAACACAAGTAGAATTTTGTTTTGATCCCTTGTATTGGGCTATGCATGATTGCTACAGCACCACCTATCCCAATGGATCGGCGTTTCATGCCTGGCGTGCTGGATTTAGAGAAGGCGTCAAGATGTGTCTTAACAAAGGAGCCCGTCCCACGTTACAAGAGTTCAAACAGCGGGTGCATCATAGAAATCTAGATCACTTGACCATATGGCACAATATAGGTCGCGACGTAGACCATGGAGTCTGGGCTATAGCCGGCGCCAGAATGGGCACATACATGACCATGATTACTCCGCAGTGGGATCATCGAGTGGTACAGGATTTCGCCGAACTGGAAAAACTTTGGGACACCGTCAAAGATTCAAACCCGGAAATGTTGGCCGGACGTGTGGCCGAAGATTTGTCCACACAGTTGGATCTGCCCATGATCACTGTGATGGGACCAGAAAGTTCTTTTTTCAAACAGCACTATAGATCCAACTGGCACAATCAAGGTGTAATGATCCGTGAAATCGATGTGATCAGACAACAAGAGGGTTGGTGATATTATTTCTAACGTGAATAACAAAGGTGACGAAGTCACTGTTGATGGCAAATCCAAGTTTTTGAGCAACGCTGAGCAAATGAAAGAACTCTTGGGGCCATCTCTCTGCTTGGCCAAATGGAAACAGGTCAGTCTTCACCTACCCACAGGACTCAACAACAGTTGTTACCATCCACCGTTGCACGAAATACGCATAGAGGACATTGGGCGTGGTGGTACCGGTCTACACAATACCCAACACAAGAAGCAACAACGCAAAATGATGTTGGCCGGCACCAAACCTGCAGAATGCCAGTACTGCTGGAACATGGAAGTCAATGACAAACTGTCAGATCGCCACTATAGATCAGGCGAGCCCTGGGCCTCTAAAGATTTTGATAAAATTGTTAACGGAGAATGGGATCATGATATCACACCTAGCTATGTGGAAGTTAATTTCAATCATGTTTGTAACCTGGCTTGTAGTTATTGCAGTCCGCAATTTTCAAGCACTTGGCAAGATGAAATCGAGCGTCACGGTGGGTATCCTACATCAACTACTCATAATGATCCTAGCCATTTCACCGGTCGTAATAAGCCTATTCCTGTTAGGGAGCATAATCCTTACGTAGAAGCATTTTGGCAATGGTGGCCGGAACTGTACCCCGAGCTGGAACATTTCCGCATGACCGGTGGCGAGCCCATGCTGGATCGAAATACCTATAGAGTGTTTGAGTATGTGTTGGCCAACCCCAAACCTAACTTGCATCTCAATGTGACGTCAAACTTCTCCGTGGATGAAAAAAGTTGGCAAAAGTACAAAGGCTATGTTCAGCGTCTGTGCGAAGGTGAAAACATCGAACATTTTATGCAATACATCAGCCTTGACAGTTTTGGCCCTCAGGCCGAATACATCCGACATGGGCTGGAGTTTGATCTGTTATGGGATCGTGTGAATCAGTTCTTGACAGAAATACCGGGCCGAAACAGCATAACATTTATTATAACCATGAACAATCTTTCAGTTACTGGCCTAGGAAACTTGTTTGCTGGCATATTAGGATTACGCAAGGTCTACAGCCAGACCTATCAACGAGTATGGTTTGACACTCCAGTGTTGCGCCAACCTACCTGGCAGAGTCTGCAGATCCTGCCCGAGAGTTATGTAGAGCAACTGGAATATCTCTGGGCCTGGATGATACGCCAAATCGAAACAGAACAAAACAGATTTCAAGGATTCAAGGATTATGAGATAGCAAGATTGGATCGTGACATAGCCTGGATGCGAGATGGACAACGACTAGATCCTGCCTATATCCAACGCAACAAAGCAGACTTCTACAGATTTTTTAGTGAACACGATCGCCGTCGCGGCACCGATTTCCTAAAGACCTTTCCAGAAATGGCCGCCTGGTGGCAGGAATGCGAGTATTATGCTAAACAATCGTAAGTTTATTGTAGATGAATGTTGTGAAGTCAAAACATTCACAGGAACGTGGCAAGATGACTGGTTCTATGATTTTGAATCACATGAACCGGTACCGGGTGCCATCTATCTGATCAGCCGACAACAATTCACAGCCAACGTGGATCGTATCAGGCATTTAGCCACACAAGGTACTATATTACCTATCTTAGGAAATCCTGCCGAAGGCAGCTCCACGATGTATAAACAAATGCAATATCTGGGCATAGTTGATTTGGTCAAACAAAACCGGATACTGGTTATTACTGGTGGGCACATGCAATCGGATATACCATATCTATATTATGAAAACTATCTACCCAAGATATTAGATTACAGTGAAAATCTACAGGCCATAAAAAACTACAAAGATCTGTGCTCGTTAACTCGGCCTTTTAAATTTTTGTGTCTAAATGGTCGTGGTCGCCGACATCGTTCTCAACTTTTAGATAGCCTAGGAGACGTATTGCATCAGGCTATATGGACTAACTTGGATTCATCTATTGGTCCTATTAAAACTCTGGATTCGAGATACGAATTTGATTTCTACAAAAATAATACCAATCTCACGACATCTGGCTATGTTAAACCAGCATTGTTTAACAATGATTGGGGAGAGATCTATCTCAACGCTGCTCCCTACCTTGATACCTATTTTAGCCTGGTTACAGAAACTGTATTTGATTATCCTCATAGTTTCCGTACCGAGAAAATATGGAAACCCATAGCCATAGGTCACCCTTTTGTGGTGGTTGCCAATGCAGGTTACTATAGAGATTTGCATAATCTAGGATTTAGGACATTTGCACACGTGATCGACGAGAGTTTTGACAAAATTGACAATAATCAAGAAAGATTAAGTCGTATAATAACAATAGTGAGAGATCTATGCCAACGAGATCTGTCTGGATTTATCAGTGCAACGAGAGAAGTTTGTAAATACAATCAGCAACGTCTCTCTGAACTAGCACCACTCGTACGTAGTGAATTCCCCACTCAACTAGAGAAGTTTATAAATGAACGATCTTGAATTCCGTCGCCAAGTCCTTGACACAAAAAGTGCCAGTTTCTGTGCGGCCAAATGGTACAATGCCACTATATGGTTGGGATCTGGACAGACCACGAGCTGTCATCACCCACCGGCACATACCATCGGTGCGGAATTTGAGACTAACCCCAAGGCCATACACAACACAACGCAGAAGAAAGAAGATCGTAGAATGATGCAGGCGGGCGAACGTCCGCCTGGCTGTGAATATTGTTGGAAAATCGAAGACATGGGCCGCGATGCTGCCAGTGATCGGATATATAAGAGTAAGATATATCCCATAGAGGCCCTGGATGAAGCATACCATACTCCGCCAGATCAAGATGTGGATCTCCGGACTTTGGAGATCGCATTTGATCGTACCTGTCAGTTTGCTTGTTCTTACTGTAATCCCGCTTTTTCTTCCACCTGGGTACGCGACATTCATCGTAATGGTCCTTACGTGGGTCTTGTTAGCGATGGTCGTAATCATTTCACACATGAACACCGCAGTTCACAACTATATCGATACGGTGAGGAAAATCCGTATGTACAAGCATTCTTTAAATGGTGGGAATCTGATCTTCACCGAACGTTGCAAGAACTCAGAATAACCGGTGGCGAGCCACTGATGAGTGGCGATACCTGGAAACTGATCAACTGGTTCCGCGACAATCCAGGAAGATCTACCACACGTCTGGCCATCAACTCAAATCTGGGTATGGAGTGTGATGTGATCGAACGTGCCATAGACAGTTGTGAAGGTATAGATCTAGACATATACACCAGCATGGAAAGTACAGAATCTCAGGCTGAATACATCCGCGATGGTTTGATCTATGGCCAATGGATCTACAACATGGAACGCATCATGAAGGGCAAAAAACTCCGTGCTCTGCATGTGATGTGCACCGTCAATGCCTTGTGTTTGGAAAGCCTTCCCGAGTTTCTGACTCGTCTCATGATGTGGAAACAGGAGCACGGCACAGATTTTCCTAACTTTACCTTGAATATCCTGAGATTTCCCAGTTTCCAAAGCCCTTTGGTCTTGCCTGATGATATTCGTATGCGCCACAGAGATAGATTGCAGACCTGGTTGGATCAATGGAATCACAACATCGCTCTGCAACCGCATGAACGTAATCATGTGCGACGTTTGATCGACTATCTTGATGTGGTCAAGACTCCGCACTCTGAAGCATTTGAAATGCCTAAACTGCTGAATGATTTCAAGCAGTTTTACACTCAATATGATCAACGTCGCGACAAAAACTTTGGCGCTACGTTCCCTAACTTACAACAATGGTATCAAACTCTATGACACAAAAAGTTAAAAACTACAACTGGAAAGATCGCAAACCAGTCTATATCAAATCCGAGGATTTAACCGAAACACAATATCAACGACTGGTTGAAAGTGATCATTTTTGTATGATACCATGGATACACTTACACGGATGGCCCGACGGCAGAGCATATCCATGTTGTCTGGGAGAGGACAAATATCCTGTTGGCGACCTCAAACAACAAACCATAGAACAAGTCTGGAATGGCGAGGACATGCGAGAAATGCGTCGTAACATGCTCGAAGATCGTCCCTGCAAACAGTGTGTGAGATGCTATGAACAAGAAAGTGCTGGATTTTCCAGCATGCGAAACAATGCCAACAAAAACTTTGGACAACACATAGCAGAGGTTGATCAGACTCAGTCCGATGGAACCATGACACCAATGAAACTGCGTTATTGGGACGTAAGATTTTCTAATATCTGCAATCTAAAATGCCGTAGCTGTGGATCGATTTTCAGCAGCCGCTGGTATGACGATGATGTCAAGCTCAACAACGGTCGTCCCTTACGCCCCAGAGTACAGTTTGCAGGACGACACGAATTAGATATCTGGGAGCAGATGGAACCACAGATACCCAATCTCGAACAGATTTACTTTGCCGGCGGCGAACCATTGATTATGGAAGAGCACAATCGAATCTTAAAGAAACTGATCGCCACTGGCAATACCAATGTGCGCCTGATCTACAATACCAATCTGACTGAGCTAAAATTTAAAAAAGAAAATGTGCTGGATCTCTGGAAACATTTTTCAAATGTGTGTGTGGCAGCCAGCCTGGATGACATGGGGAGTCGGGCCGAAATCATACGATCCGGCACAGTATGGAGCGAGGTTGAGCAAAACATACGAGATCTCAAGAGAGAATGTCCACACATAGATTTCATGATTTCGCCCACACTGAGCGTGATGAATATCTGGAACTTCGTGCCATTCCACCGTTATATGGTAGATCAAGGTTTCATACGACCCAGCGATTTCAATCTCAACATATTACAAAGTCCCCAAGAATATCGCATAGACATATTGCCGCTTGAAATCAAACAAGAGTTCAAGCAACAGTTTGAAGATCACATAGCTTGGCTCAATCCTTTGGACAGCCTACAACGGGCCACCGGTGGATTTGAATCAGCCATCAAATTCATGATGAGCCAAGATCGCACAGATCTCCTGGGAGAATTTTGGGAAACAGCCAGCGATCTAGACTGGAGTCGCAACGAGCGCATCATCAATGCTGTGCCAGAACTGGCCCGGATCATCAACTATAAACCTGCGCACACTCGAGTATGAACATTCCCCACGACAAATTCTGTGTGTTGCCCTGGATCAGTCTGGAAACCAGTCCTATTGGCACAGTGCGACCTTGTTGTTTGGCCGAGGAAGAAATCACCGATGACACCGGCCGCAAGTTTGATCTCAACACTGCCAAGTTTGGAGACATACAACACAGTGGTTACATGCAGGATCTACGCCAGCAGTTCCTTGACAAGAAGCAACCACAGACTTGCCGCAAATGCTGGCGCGAGGAACGCAGTGGACGCACTAGTAAACGCATGCATACCTTGGACAGGCTCAAACATATGATCCCGGATCAACCTTGGACACAGGATGCTAGGCCACTTATGTTCCTGGATCTCAAACTGGGAAACATTTGTAATCTAAAATGTCGTATCTGCGGATCGTGGAGCTCCAGTACGTTTGCTGCAGAAGAACTGGCTTATTTGGAACCAGGCCAAGATAAGAAAACCAATCATCACTACATCATGTTGCGTCAAGGTGCATGGCCTCGAGAGAATCCTACATTCTGGCAAGAGGTAGAACAGATATCAGATCAGATACGCTACATAGAATTCACTGGTGGTGAGCCATTCATGATTCAAGAGCACTTTGATTTGTTGCAACGCTTGGTGGATCGCGGTCTGGCTAAGAATATTGAGATACACTACAATACCAACGGAACACAGTGGCCAGAACGCGGACCTGATATCTGGAGGCATTTCCGCACTGTGGAGATTGCTTTCAGCATCGACGATCTTGGAAAGAGATTTGAATATCAGCGCACCAACTCAGTATGGTCTGAAGTCACAGCCAATCTAGATCGATTCCGTGAGTTGCGTCACACCAATCCAAACATACAACTGCAATGCTGTAGCACTGTGAATGTGTTCAATGTGTTTTATCTAGAAGATTTAGCCAACTGGATAGATTTACAGGACTTTGACTTTGTGTATTGGAACATGATGCACGAAGCCTATTATTTCAGTATCAACACCTTGCCAGACACAGCCAAGCAAGAGATCACACAGAGATTACAAACAGCCAATGTAAGTCACGAAAACAAACAAGAGTTTGGGCGCATCGCAGATTTTATGAACAATGGAGCCAGCTTGGATGGTTTCATCTTGAGGATGAAAGTGGCCGATCTGGATCGTAAACGACAACAGAACCTAGCCCAGGTAGAACCTGAATTTGCACAACTTATAGACTATGCCGGCCCCAACTAAACGACCTGATACCTTGTGTATGGCACCATGGACACACACCTATCTTTCACCGCAGACCGAACGGCGCATGTGCTGTGCCAGCCGTGAACCTGCACAGAACTTTGAACAGTATATTGATACTGCCATCGGTACAGGTGAATATCGCCCTGTGAGTCTAGAGGAACACTGGAACTCAAAACACATGCGCAACGTGAGGTTGCGTATGATGAAGGGCGAGACTCTGCCCGAATGCGAAGTGTGTAACAACAAACTGTTGAATACCGATGTCTATAGAGATTACTTCAATCGTTTGTTTGATCACAAGTACGAAGAGTGTATGCAGGCCACAGATCGACATGGATTTACAAAAGTCAAACCAGTGAGCTGGGACTATAGATTCAGCAATCTCTGCAACTTCAAATGTCGTATGTGCGGGGACATGTTGAGCAGTGCTTGGGAAAGCGAGCAACGCCAACACAACATGATCGACTGGTCAAATCCTAAAAATGCCTGGATGCGCCCCGGAGTGCGAGAGGACATCGCATCTTATCAAGACTCACAAATCGAAGCTGAATTTGCATTGGCTGTGGAGCAACACAGAGTGGAAGAAGTATATTGGGTAGGTGGAGAACCTTTGATGTATAAACAACATTGGAGGTATATGAAAAGGATCATTGAACTAGGAGACGGACCAAATGTTTACGCAAGATACAATACTAACCTATCTCGGGTGGATTTCCATGGTTGTAATCTTTATAGTGGTGTGCTGGCACATCTACGTGATTGGCAGATCTGCGCGAGCCTCGACGGAACAGGAGCAACAGGAGAATACATCCGGACGGGATTGGCCTTTCCCTCCTGGTTGGTAAACTTCAAACAAGGACTGGAATATGCTCAACATCGCCGACAGATGCGTATAGACTTCACACTGACCTTGCCCGGCTTGTTCGAAGTTATTAACATACAACGCTTGGCCGATGAGCTGGGAGTAGATATCCTGGCCAAAGTGGTGTTTAGTTTTACTCCGGACATTATCTTGAGCCCTTTGGCCTTGCCCAGAGAATTACTAGACAACACCATAGATTGTCTAGTAACACAGCTACCACCGGGTGCCTTACAAGACGTATTACAACAACTCAAACAACGGCCTACCTTTGCAGAACAATGGCCGGACTCTTGGCACGCAGGACTAATCAAGGGCAAACAACGTGTACTGAAACTGGAACACATACGCAATGATTCCTACACCTTGGCCCACATACTGCAATCAAATCAGGAAATACATGACTGGTATCAACAAATCCCTGCTTGATATCGTAGAAATAACTCTAGGCGACCCAGACGATCATGTGCGGGTCTATGCCAACATCTACGACAACAGTCTTAGCCGTAAATGGTTGCAACAGTTGAATCAGTTATTGGATCAAGATTATCATCTAGAAAAGAATTACTGTTTTTTTGGATTTGCTGACGGTCCTAGAAATGGACCGTACCTGTTGCAACAAATAAATCTCAGCATCCAGGCTATCAATGTATCAGGATTGGATTATCATATCACAGATTATTTTGACATGGCCAACAGTGTGGATCAAGAGGGCGGAGTCAATCATGCGCATTTCAATCAACTGCACAGATACTTTGAAGATCTACAAGGTGGCAGCGGGCATATCAGTGATCATTATTGGCAGGCTGATACAGAAACACGCTGGCATATACGACAACTGAATCTGTTGTGCCACGAGTTTGAATCATGGCAGTTATCGTGGCGTAAAAAACACACAGCACCAGAATGGCAAAGACCCAGCCAGCTCATGTGCTGGTTAAACGCACCACGATTTGTGTTGGATGAATCAGACTATGAGTTGTTTGGTATAGAAACCATAAATCGCAGTCTAGGCGGAGTGTATGTGGGGGTGAACAAAGCCGTGGGCAAACACCACTGGGAAGTGTTTCAAGATGAAGGTCGCGATTCAAGAATAAGTGAACTCACCACTACCAGCCTCAAAGCACAGACTGAAGCTGCTGGAGATTTTGACATAGAATGGGCCAACAATCCTGGTACGTTTCCTTGGCAGATTAAACAACTCCAAGAGTTTCGTGAATGGTTAACGGCCAATGGATTTGATCCTGCGGACAAGACGTTGACCATTGGGCATCCACAGGTAGGACAAGTAGACTTGAATCGCAGTTTCGGGACGGAAGATTATCGTGAGATTTGGAGCCAGTTAAATACTCATTTGAACGTGTGGTCGGTATCAACCAGTACAGCTCGCGCCACATATGAATATTCGTGGGCAGATCCTGACTACATGCAACAACAAATAAGGAAACTAGGATGAAATGGATTCGAAATATCATAGATAAAATACGTTTGGAAATACGTTATCGTAAAAAACTCAAAGAACTTCGCAAACGAGATCCTTTTATCTATAAATGAAACTTCAATACACGCTGGGAATCTCAGCAGGTTTTCATGACGCAGCAGCAACCTTGCTAAGATCAGACGGTCATATCGTTTTCGCTGGCCACAGTGAACGCTACAGTGGTGTCAAAAATGACGCTAACATACACCTGGAACTGCTGAGAACTGTTTGGGAACATGCAGGGGGAGATATTGGATGTGTGGCCTACTATGAACGCCCCTGGCGCAAACAACTGCGTCAACTCTACAGTGGGCAAGGTATAGAATGGAATCGTCTGACTACTCGGCAAATTCTCATGGAACAGTTTGGACCTTGTGTATTGCCCACGCAAGTCAAGAGTTATAATCATCATCTCAGCCATGCCGCAGCAGGATTCCAAACCAGCTCTTATAAAAAAGCCACATGTGTGGTCATAGATGCTATCGGCGAGTTTGACACAGCTTCAATCTGGGGCGCACACTACGATGAAAAAGGCCAGGCACGATATCACTTGTTATGGCGTCAACGTTATCCTCGCAGCATAGGACTTTTTTATAGCGCCATCACTAAACGTCTGGGCCTGCATCCCATGGATGAAGAATACATCACTATGGGCATGGCCGCCTGGGGGAACCCCTTGTATGTGGCAGAATGCCGTGAGTTGTTGGATCAAAATCTGCACATTGGTATAGATGATGACTGGTTGCCCTGGGCCAAGGACGAAGACATCGCAGCGTCGGCCCAGGTTTTAACAGAAGAATTGATATATACGATTATGCGCCGTGCCCAGGCTTTTGGATGGAGCACAAACTTGGTGTACATGGGTGGCGTTGCACTAAACTGTCTTGCTAATAGAAAACTGGGTGAATATTTTGAAAACATTTGGATCATGCCTTGTCCTGGCGATGCTGGCAGCAGTCTTGGTGCTGCCGCACTGGCCCTGGGGCGGCCACTCCATTGGAATGATGCGTTCCTTGGTCACGGAATCCCAGGCCCGTATCCTGTGGATGCCGTCGTTGATCATTTACTCCAACATCAAATCGTTGGAGTTGCTAGTGGAAGAGCCGAGTTTGGACCGCGTGCCCTTGGCAATCGAAGCTTACTCGCAGACCCGCGAGGACCAGATATAAAGGATCGTGTGAATGAAATCAAGCGCAGACAAAAATTCCGGCCATTTGCTCCAGTTATATTGGAAGAGGTGGCTGATCAGTACTTTGATTTCGGCTCTGGGCGGAATCTCAGCCGTTATATGCAGTCAGTCGCTGATTGTCGCGAGCCTGATCGTTTTCCTGCTATATGCCATGTTGATGGCACCAGTCGAGTACAGACTGTACCAGCGGATGGTTCTGGCGTCCGGCAACTTTTAGAGGTGTGGTATGCTCGTACTGGATGTCCTTTATTGCTTAATACTAGTCTCAACATTCGTGGCTATCCCATGGTCAATGATCGTGCTGGTGCTGATAGATTTGAGCAAGAATACGGAATAAAAGTGTTTTCATGATTTTTACTTCGGTGTGTTTTCCGGACAACAACAAAGTCTATGTCATAGAAAACTTTTTCGCTGATGATCTGGCCAATCGGTTGTTGGCATGGTTCGCAGATCATGCCATTGAGCCCAGTCACTGGCAATCTCTAGACAAATTCAGCCATGTTTCTGGAAGATTGGTTCGCAGGGAGCCACACCCATTGTTGGATCAGGCACAGGATCATGCCAGCAGTGATGCTGTGATCTCATTTCTATCTGATTTGGTACGCCAACCACTAACTCTTAGCAGTGTAGAGGCCTGGGTAGATCTAGAAAACTATGCCATAAGACCACATCTGGATTACATGGATCACAGTTTTAAATTCTATGGCCTCCAGGTTTACTTTGCACAGAAGATTGATTTTTCTCAGGGCACCTGTTTTTATCATCGAGATCAACCAATATTGAATCTTCCACTGAGACAAAATCTAGCCTATTTTCTAGATCGTGGTGACACCGTGAGCCACGGCCTGGCACATCCTGTGCCACCCGGGCAACACCGCTATAGTTTACATTTCAAATATTCAATCAAATGACCATACTGGTACTAGGAGACAGTTGTGCCTTTGGGTTAGAATTGCCTGACTTGCCCACGACCACGGCCGGACTTTTGAGCAATGAATATTGGGATCCTGACAAACTCGAATCTGCAACACTAACTCCCAGTCGTTTGTCTTGGCCGCAGTTGGTAGCAGATGCTCTAGGACAAGACCTAGACAATTTCAGCGTGATCGGTGGCAACAACCACAAGATACATCGTTCTGCGGTCACACAATCATTGATCAAACAGTATGATCTGGTGATCTGTGCATGGACTGAAGTGACCAGGTTTGAAATTTCCTGGCGAGGTCGAGAATGTCCAGTATCAGTAAACAATCCCAAATGGACATGGGTAAAGGAGTACTATGCTAACCATTTTGATTACGAGCTAGAATTTGAAAGATTCCAGACCAATATTCTTACCTTACAGAGTTTTTTCCAACAACGCAACCAGCCCTACTTGTTTGTTCGCGCATTTGGCGATCATTGGCATCGTATCGGACGTTCTGGATTGACACGAGCAACTCTGCAGCACACTGCCCGGCACAGAGAATATGAGGCTTTGCAATCTTGTTTTGATCTGACCAGATGTGTGTTTTGGGATGAACCTATGGTAGATTATTGTAAAAAAATGAGAGTGGAGTTTGGCCCAGGAGGACATTTCCTGGCTCAAGGTCACAGATTGGTAGCAGACAAAATACTTGAATTTTTGAAAAGCCCAGGCCATGATTGAAAAGATTGATGATAGATTGTGGCTGGTGAAACAGTTGTTGCCACAGGATCAAGTGCAACACATAATGTCTTTGCCCTGGGCCGATTTTGATTGGCAAAAAGAAAATCTACAGGAAACTTGGCCACGCCGTAAAATCAATTCAGACATAATGCCAGTATCTCAAGTAACTCAGTACATACGAGATTGTTTGCCTGTTATAAATCAAGCATTGGGTACCAAGTTTGAATCATGTGATGGTCATTGGTGGGTAGACTGTGAAGGATTTACCTGTGACATGCACACTGACGGACATTTACCTAACAGCATGCAACTGTATTGGATCGCTCCTGGAACACAATATGGCACAGGATTTTATCATTACAAGACTCGTGCCAGCATCAAGTATCAGTTTGACAGCGTGCCCAACTCAGGATATATCATGCTGAATCATTGTGATCCAGATGGCAGCCAGCCACTGCAATGGCACGGAATGTTCAATCCTGTACCATCTGGAACCATTAGACTCAGCAGTTATTTTTATTTTTACAAGTAGGTTTCGAGGCCACCGCGTCGACGTAGGTCCTGGGTGCAACAACTGATACCACCATCCCAGAAATAGCTATGACGTAGTTCGCAGATGATGGGATTGATCCTGTGGCGTTTACAGAAATCAAATACTTGTTTGTTGTAGGCCGAGAATATTACATTCTCTTCATCCAACACCAAGCAGTTGACATCAAACACTGTTTCGGCCACAAAGCCAGTCCATTTATTTAGATAGGTATCAACAAAGGCTGTAAACTCAGGAGTAGGCGTTTGTCCTTGCACATACCAAGCTCCCGGCGACTCTTCGTACTTGAACTTGCCTACTTCCATAGCGGCCCATATGCTTGAATCCCAAATCTTTAATACTTCCCAGCCGGGAAAATCTCGGGCCAGATCAAGATGCATGTCATGTTTGCTTGATAATATAACGCCGGGCTTGAGAATAGCAAACACAGCATCACCATGCCCATCGGTAATGGCTTCGTGTATTCTATATTCTGGTCCCAGCACATTGTCTACGATCCAGCGTGTCTGCTCTGGCTTCAAGAAATCTGAGTTGTCAAAGAACACGTCTCGCCCTACACGCACGATACAACTGGCACTGGCACCATTTAGGATACAATCTGGGTCCCAACGTCCTTGATGAGGATTCACAACCTGATCGCCAAAATCGGCACATATCTCATCCAGCTCTTCCATGTTAAGCACTCGCAGAAGTTTTTGGCCCAGGCTGATTTGCCAGTCTCTTGGTGTCAGTGGCGGTAAAGGTGCCCCGCCGCCTTGAGTCTGGAACCACACGAACTGATCCTTGCTGGGAAGATTGGGTCTGCGCACTCGAGCACCATATTGTTCTATGGTTCGTTGCAAATTATCAAGATCTTCCTGGGTTTCGGCCAGGATCTGTTGTAGTTGACAGCGTACTTGTGTGTTATCAATAAAGTCAAAGTAGTCGGGACTGTAGGCACGACCCACAATGACTTCTTCAAGTGGTTGCCAGCTGGTATAGGAGTTTATCATATAGGGTATTTAATCTGTGTTTTTTTGACTGCATAAAATGTTGTTGATTGTGATAGATATCCTCCAGGCAACGCGAGAACCAAACTTCAGGATCTTGGTTCTGTATGTTTTGTATGGCATCCAGTATTTTTTGCCAACGTAGAGTATTATTGGTTTCTGTGTCATAGCTGTGATCGATCACGTGATCGAATGTGCGATAGCCCAGCTCGCGCAGAGCCTGTACAGAACCCGGTGCACCCACGATCACAAAAGGTTGTCCATGTTTGATAGGTTTGAAAGTTTTTTCTGTGAGAAATGCTCCACCCGATTGATCTGCATCAAAATGTGTTTCTATGACCACATGACAGTAGCTCTGTGTGTAGTGTTCGGGCACATGCAGATGATGATCATTGTGTTGTTCTGATGACATAGTGTCACAAGCATAAGGACCTTGTCGCATGAATTGTCTCACAGCAGTTTTGAGACCAAGACTGTCAACTTCAATAGGATTGTCTGCAGGATCATCGCCAATGTCGACTTCGGTGTTATAACTCCACTGGCTCATATCCAATATACCTGCACGCTTAAGATCGGCCATGACCGTAGCACGCCACCATTTGTGAGTGCGATTTAGTATGGTAAATCTATAGGGCCTGGGTGCGAAATGTACCGAAGATGCTGGTACTTCACGATTCCGATGCCAATACAATAGCTCGTGATCTGGAAACCACACAAAGTTTTTTTGTAGATCCGCTGCGGTGTTGCCACTCACAAACAGATAGCAGTTGGTGTCCAGCCCGTGCTGAACACAAAGGCTGTCCAGCCGTTGTTTTATGCGTTGGGGGTTGTCACCTTCGTGATAGTAAAACAACACCCGCAGTTTTTTCTGGAAGACTTCCGGGGGTATCAGCGCAAAATAATCAATGTCAAAATCAAAAAAACCAATACCAATGGTATAGTAGTTGCCCAGGCCTTGACAAGCACCTACCACATTGATGTCAAAGTCCACGCCGTGAGTCACACAGTGCTCGTGCAGTTCGCAGGGCACAGTATAGGGCCAATGATATCGAAAACGCCGCCATTCTGCGGTATAAGGCTCGGCCTGCCATTGAGCCAGAGCAGGATAGGCTTTGTCAGCCACGATGGCATCAGCTGCGAATTTAAATTTATAGTCCATTTAGCATATTTCCAAGTTCGGTCCATAACGTGGCAGATAATCCGCCGCGATAAAAATGATTGTAGTTGTGTTCCACACGAGGCAGGCATGCACGATGTATGTGTTGTCGTTCTTTTAGAGAAAGCCCATCAAGATCTTTCAACAACTGTACCACACGTTGTACCCTGAGTATGTCATCGGTTTCCTCGTCATAGCTTTCATCCAATATTCCGTGGAATGTTTGGAATCCATATTCTCTCATGTATTCAAGACTGCCAGCAGGTGCCACTAATACAAAAGGCATCTCTAGGGCTATGGCTTTGAATGTTTTTTCAGTGATGTGTGTACGGCGTCCAAAATACACAGTTTCAGTGGGCACATACACCAGGCTATCTTGTGCTTCAGCAAAGTTACTGAGCCAACAACTGGTCATTTGTTGGGTTTCTTCGCCCACAAAAGTCCTTGGCAACTGAGCCCGATCAAACACTTGCTCTATGTCAGGATATGTGTTACAATACTTATGAGCCACGGTACTGATATCCACGTTTTCATAACAACACACACGCGGCGCCGAAATATGATTGTGCTCTAGCCCTTGACGAAATACATGATACAGAAACAACACACGATGATCTCTACGACCGGCCACAATGCGATTTGGGCTCATAAAGGTGCGACCCGGTGATCTATCTGCTGCACGAGGAATCAGGAAGGCGCGGTCATATCCCCGGAACCAATCTAAACAAGCCCAGCCGTGATAAAAATAATAATGGCTGGTCCATTCGTATTTGTCGCACAGTGTTTTTACGCTGTCTCCGCGTTCGCTTACCACTACCTGACCGAATGGCTGTGGTTTTTTGGGCCACCATAGGTCGGTATTTCTTTTGTGTACTTCATCAAACAGTGCTCCAAAAAGACCCGCATCTACCGGTTCTTGATCATGGAAAAACACATAGTTGGTTTCTAAGATGTCATCGCGCCCTAGATTAAATAAATGCTCTGGTCCCGAGTGCCCTGGTGGATCACAGAAAAACATCCTGGTGCCAACACGGTTTTTTCTCAGCCAAGGCCAAAATGTATGGTTGTAAATTTCATCGATTCTAATCATGTTTGACGTATTTTATTCAGGAATACCGCCCCGGCTGTTTGCTCACGAGCAACCTGCTGATTCTATTGAGCATGCACAACAACTCAGTAGGACTAGGTATTTTTGGTGGGTGAATTATTTAACTGATTACACAGACTTTGATTTTTTATGGGAACCTGTGCCCTGGCAAAATCAGTATGTGCATGTGTGGCCCAGCGCCTGGGACCAGTTCCATGGTGTGTGTTTGGTGCCAAAACATGCCACAACCCTGGAATATCACTGCCATGATCAGGCCTTGCCAGCACGTCATTATCCTGAACATTTCAAAAAGTTATTGGATTGTGAATTTGATGATTCTTGGACCCCGCACCCATGGGATCCACCTTATATCTATGTGTTTGGCAATCAATGGTGGTCGGCCGTGAAACAACCCACAGTGGAATATCATGTTCCTGGAGCCACCGAACGCAAATATGTGGCATTTCCACGTGCAGTGTTGCCGGCGTCAATGCAGAATTGGCATGTACCTTCTGATATTGATGTATCTGATTTTGATTTCAGTTGGTGTCCTGACCCCGGCGATCCTCCTTATGTATATGAATTCGCCACACAACATCAACGCACAGGTGGACCACAATATCGCACTCCAGGAGCCACCAACATCAAATATGTGGATCAGATACGAGCACGTACCAACAGCAAAGCCACGGCTGTGTATGAAATAGATCACATGTGCGGCAATGCTGGACAAATCTCTAACACCACACGCACAGTGAGATACTTTGACAACTACCTAGACACCTTGCGTAGATTGGCCAAAAGCATCCCTGAAGAACACGAATTTGTTTGGATATGTAGTAGCATCTGTGACTACAAAGATTTTGATTTTTCGTGGCATCCAGAACAATGGCAGGCCACTATGTTGCATGTGTTTGCGTCTGATGGAGAAAAGTTCGGAGATACATTCTTCATGCATGTGCCCACGTTCCGTCATCGTAGCGAACGACTACAACTATTGGATTGGTACGACATCAATTTTGTTGGAGTCAGTGTGCCACGACGACCCATTCCTGTTATAAAGCACAGTCATGATACACATGTACAAGCAGTAAAGAACACAGATTGGGCCGGTCCTTTGGCAGTGTTTACCACGGACGCAGTAGAACAAGTGGTTCCTGTGCCGTTGTGGAGAGAAAAAACCAAGGCCATCGTGCCACTCAGTGCCGGGGCCAGTCAGATCATTGTGCCCAGGACAGCGGTGCCTTATATCAAAACACAACTGTATGACTATGCTCACATAGATCGAACGCAACGTCATCTCCATGACGAGCAAGCATTAGACATCGTGTTTATTGACAATGGTGAGCCCAATGCTGATAACAACTACAACCATTTGATTGAAACAGTCAGTTTGACCCGGCGCAATACTATACGTCGCAGCAGCGGGGTCAAGGGTCGAGTAGCAGCCTATCATGCCGCGGCAGAGTTAAGTACCACACCTTGGTTCTTTGCTGTGTTTGCCAAACTGCGTGTGAATACAGACTTTGACTGGGCTTGGCAACCCGACCGTATGCAGGAACCCAAGCACTATATCTTTCATGCATTCAATCCCATCAATGGGCTTACATATGGACATCAAGCCATGATTGCCTACAACAAACGGTTGGTGTTAGCAAATCCTGGAGTGGGCCTAGATTTTACATTGGACAACGCACATGAAGTGGTTCCTGTGCTGTCTGGAACTGCTGAATACTGTGACACACCTTGGTCAGCCTGGCGCACTGCGTTCCG